TTACTTGTCAAAAATGGCTATTGCATCGTGTTTTTTCTGAGTATATAAATGGCTGTAAGTGCCCATCGTTTCAGTGATTTGAGCATGTCTCATGAGTGACTGTAAAACGAAAATATCTACACCATTATTTGCAAGATAAGATGCATAAGAATGTCTTAACGCGTGAATGTTATAATGGGGGAAAGCTTTTTGGAATTTCTTTTGAACATGACTGTAATGTTTGGGAGCCATTCCTCCGAAAATAAAATAACTACGTTCATCAAAATATTTATTTAACTCTTTTTCACGTTGGTGTCGTTCAGTTAACATTGTATTGATGAATTTAGGTAAAGGAACAATATCCTCTGAACTATCTGTTTTTGGTCTCGGAAATATAGTTCTATTAGAGATGTCCATTGTTTTATTTATGGATATCTCTTTTTTGTATTTATTGTAGTCTGTCCAAACAAGAGCCATAGCTTCGCCAATCCTTAAACCTGTATAAAACATTAATGTAAATAACTCTCTGTAATCTTGCTCTTCAATGTCTTTGATTCTTTCTTCAAATTCTTCACGCATCATAAACTTAGGTTTTGGCTTTACACGCGGAATAGGTTTAATTGATATTGTTGGATCTGTACGTAATCCAAAGTATTTTTTGGCATAATTAATTACAACTTTAAAACCTGACCAAATTGTACGAGCAGAATTTGTTGACGCTACATTCTCTATTAGATATTTACGAAACTCTTGGCATTGATTTTGCGTTATCTTATTCATTTTTATGTGCCCGAACTTAGCTTTAAAGTGTTTATGATATTCATTTTGTTTGCGTCGTTTTGTTTTAGGTCTCAAATCGCTATTTTCTAAATAGTGATGAAAAACATAATCAAATGTTTTTGAATCGCTATATCCTTCGTTTACGTCGTTCAAAAAGATAGCCTCTGCTCTCTTAGCTTCACGCTTAGTTGAAAAACCGCGTTGCATCTTACGTTTGTTATTACCGTATACATCTTTATATCTAATGGAAAAATACCATTTACCTGTATTATCATCCTTATATACTGGCATTTTGCTTCTCCCTCCTCAAAATTGGCAAAAAAATAATAAGGGTAGGCGGGCTACCCGAAATTTAGTACTAGGTACTAAATGTGATATAATAAAATAAAAAGTAGGTGATGAAATGTGCGTAAAGTTTACTGACGCAGAAATAGCTTATATAAAAGAATCAGTTGAAAATTATAGTAGTGAATTTGATATTTATGACGATGAACAAGAACTTAAATTAAAAATTTATGAACAAATTATGTTAAAAATAGAGTCCGAATACAAGGATATCTATTTATTCCGTCTTATTAATTGATTTACTGTATTCGGTTAATATTCTTTCGTTTTCATCAACGATGTCCTTTAGTGTGTTTAAAAGGAAGTCGCAATCACCTTTGGCTACTGCACCGGCTTGTGAATGGTTGATTATATTTCTCATACTATAAGCAATTTCTACCCGTTTTTTGGTTCTATAATTCACTTTACCCTCTTTAGTTAATTCTCCTAATAATTTGGTGTACATAGTTGAATCGGTGTCTTTATGTTTGATTTTATTCACTTTTTTTAATTTGATTAAAAACGTCTCTATAGCAACAGCAAAGGTTGCTGCAGCTGGCAAATACAACTCCCTTTTATAAGCTTGTAATCCTTGTTCTATTTGATAAGAAAAAGTTATATCATCAACAATCTTTTTCGTGCTATTTAAATCTAAGTGGTTGAACGGTTGTATTTCATCATGTGCTTTGTTTATCAATTTCTCTTTCGACTTCGATATCAATGTATTGTAATGATCGTTAGCTAATCGTTTGCCATAATTAAAAAATAAATCTAAATTGTTTTGTATTATTACAGTCCCGATATATTTTCCGTAGTAAATAGACGTGTAATAAATGTAGTTATTAAAATCTAATAATCCGGATTGTTCTTCTACATACTTTTTAGAATCATATATGTATGAAGTAAAGTGTTTAGACAAATGTTTGATATCAGTATTACGAAAATTATATATTTCTTTTAATTTACTGTCATTTGAGATAACAACGATGCAAGGTTCTTCAAAAAAAGATTGATTTAGATAAAATATCGAAATCTTGTAATCGTCTTTTCTCATGAATGGGAAGGCTTCCGGATTACTACTAAACTGATAAATGTATCTGTTTTCAACTACATATTTGTAACCTTCTAAAAAATTACGCAAGTATTCTTTTAAAGTTTTATTCTCTTCCATACCTCATCCTCCTCACGCCACACAAGCGCTATTAATCAATATCCAATAATTGTTGTTTTTTCTTATCGAACTCTTCCTGAGAAATTACTCCGACATCTAATAATTCTTTATATTTTATTAATTCATCAGCAACAGAAAAACTCATTTTTTCAGAATTGGATGGTTTCATAGAACTTTCTCGAATAGAGATTTGTTCTTGTATTGTTTCCGCCATTCTAGATACAGTGTTTTTTGATATGCTTCCTATAGCGATACTTGATGAACCGTGATGTATAATTATTTCGCCAAAAAGAAGTCCTTTTTTATACGAAACAGAATTGATTTTCTCGAATGGAAATTCATGAAATTTCAAACCATATATCATACCTTTATCTAAGAATAACAATCTTAGATCAGTACATACTATTAAGTAGGTATTATTATTGTACAATCCCGAAGTTACATACATTATGTTTTCATTATCTTTTAAAATCATAGGTAGTTCTTTCACTTCTTTTTTTGTACCAAACAAATCCTCTACACCTATTTCGCTAAATCTTTGGTAGATTTTAGATAAGTTTTCGTCAGATTTATTGATTTCACTTTCAAATTTCACTTCTTTTCTAGGTTTACTTTGGTATTCTTTTAAAATTTCTCTTTTGTCTTCAACAGATAGTTGCTTGTATTGTTTCTTTTCTTCTTTTGTTTTAGTTGCTAAATATTGACTCTCAATCATACTTTCTTTGAACGTTAATCTGCTCTTAGGTAATTCTTTCATGTTCATTTCTCCTTTATTTTTTGATTGTTAAATCGTTAGATCATAAGCATATTTAAATTCATTTATAAAATCAGATTTGCTTTCCATTTTCTCTTCTAAAAAACTTAAGTAGTTTTCTGCGTGGTAATTTTCGTTATTTGACATATAGTCGTTTAACCCATTGTGTATATGTCTTCTGATTACTTTTACCGCTATATGGATCGCTTGAAAACTCATCTTTTACTGGCGCATTGTTGTTTTTATTAGAAGTGGGATTATTTTGTGTTTGATTTTTATTTGAATTAGAAACACTTTGCTTATTTTCATCACTTTGTTCTTCGGCACTCGAAACTTTATCACTATCATCTTGTGATTCTTCTTTAGTAGTAGGATTGTCGAAATCTTCCATAACTGAATAATCTACTGTTTTTAATTTACTGATATCAATTTTTTTAGTACCTAATTTTTTGTCTTCACTACCTTTTGTAGCGTGCAAAGTAACTTCATTGTCATTTTGGAGTTGGTAAGTTACAAGACCTTTAGCGGTTCCGCCTTTTTTAATTTTATCGAAACTATGTTTGTTCCATTCTCCAAGTTTGCCAGTGTTTGGCGTAATATCCATTTCTAATTTATTAACGGTATCTTTACTATCTTGAGTAGCACTCATAGATGCAATCCAAACATTAGTTGAAGTTATTTTGTCGTCATCAACTTTACTTTTAACCTCATATTTAAATGCGATAAGCTTCTTTTTACTCTTTTTGTTATCCTTATCATTAATTAAAAATACATCTTTAATTTTTAAAACTGCTTGATCTAAAACTAATGTGTCGTTTTTAAATTGCGCTTTATTTTCATCTACAGAAGTATTTGAGTCATTACTTTCTTTTTTGTTTCCATCACTACCACATGCGCCTAACACCAACGTACTTGCTAATAGTAAACCTAATAATCTTTTCATTTTTCATTTCTCCTTTGTTTATATTTCCTTATATTTAAAAACTCTCAATGGCTCAAATGTAATAGAATACTCGCCATAGTGAGTTCCAATACCATATATCTTTTTGTATTGTTCTATTGCTTCTAATATGTATTCTTCGCTTAATTGTAGATACTCAGACAACTCATACAAGTTACGTACGCCATAATTATAAGCTTCTACAATTTCGCGTAATGGAACAGCTGAGATAAAGCCGTGTCTACGTGCGTAATTTTCGAACTTGCGATTGTTGAAATTCGACTGATCTAAAATGTTGCCATACGTCAACTTATGGTGGGCAAGTTCTTCATATAATACTTCTAATTTGTTCCTTTCGGATAGGGAGGGTCTAATAAAAATTTCTCCTTCTTGATACCAACCATCGAATCCTCGAGGTACTCTTTGTGTTTCTTTCACTTCAACTTCACATTTCATAAGCAATTCTTCGTATTTTCCCATGCGCCAAACCCCTTTGTTGTCTTATTTCTTTCTATCTCTAACCCATTGCATAAAGCTTTCGATTTCTTCCCATTCTTCGGGAGTAAATTCATCTTTATTTGCATGACCGGCTATAGTTTCTTGATGAATACTTCTTTCTTCTGTAATTCTCGATTTAGGTACATTAAAGTAATCTGCTAATTGTTGGACTTTTGATATTCTAGGATATTTAAGTTCTTTAAGCCAGTTAGAGATTGTTGATTGACTTACCCCGATTGCTTCAGACAATTCTACTTGAGTAATGTTGTTCTCTTTCATAAGTTGTTCTAAGTTCTCTGATAAAATTTTTCTAGCACTCTTATATTCCATAATTTTCTCCTTTAGTATTACTTAATGTAATACTAATTTACCATAAGTAATATCACTTTTCAATACAAAATATTACTTTTTTGAAATAAATATCACTTTAGGTGTTGACATATTACTTTAAGTGATAGTATAGTTGTAAATGTCAACGGGAGGTGATACGAAATGCCAGAAAATTTTAAAGAGTTCTCTGTAAAGGTTTGGAGAACTAATTCGAATATGACACAACAAGATGTCGCTGATAAATTAGGCGTTACTAAACAATCTGTAATAAGATGGGAAAAAGATGACGCAGAATTAAAAGGCTTACAATTGTATGCTTTAGCCAAATTATTCAACACAGAAGTTGATTATATAAAGGCTAAAAAAATTTAATATTAATATCACTTTAAGTGATAAAGGAGGAAGCTGAAATGCAAGAATTACAAACATTTAATTTTGAAGAATTACCAGTAAGAACATTAGAGGTTGACGGAGAACCATATTTTATAGGAAAAGATGTTGCTGACATTTTAGGATACGCAAACGGACGAGATGCTTTGTCAAAACATGTTGATGCAGAAGATAAGCTGACGTCGCAAATCGCGACGGCAGGTCAAAACAGAAATGTAACGATCATCAACGAATCAGGACTATACAGTTTAATCTTTTCTAGCAAATTAGTAAATGCGAAGCGGTTCAAACGTTGGGTAACTTCGGAAGTTTTACCAACATTAAGAAAAACTGGTGCTTACCAAGTACCTAGCGACCCAATGCAAGCATTGAGATTAATGTTTGAAGCTACAGAAGAAACAAAACAAGAAATTAAAAACGTAAAAGATGATGTTATTGATTTGAAAGAAAATCAAAAACTGGATGCGGGAGACTACAATTTCTTAACTAGAACTATCAATCAAAGAGTAGCTCACATACAAAGACTACATGCGATAACAAATCAAAAACAACGTAGCGAATTATTCAGGGATATTAATTCAGAAGTGAAAAAGATGACTGGTGCGAGCTCAAGAACAAACGTAAGACAAAAGCATTTCGACGATGTAATTGAAATGATTGCTAATTGGTTCCCGTCACAAGCTACGTTATACAGAATCAAGCAAATTGAAATGAAATTCGAAAACGAAATATAGGAGGAATTATCAATGAACACACTATATAAAACAACCCTCCTCATCACAATGGCAGTTGTGACATGGAAGGTTTGGAAGATTGAACGAAATACGAGAAAGCCTGTAATCAATCGAAATGATTTTAGTAAAGAGTCTACAGCAGAAACGATTGAGCGACACAGTGATCCTGATTCAGGAATAAAACTACTTAAGGCATTTTCCGACTTCACTAAACAAGCTGAAAAGCAAAAACCTACACTAGGAGAAGTTTATAGACGGAACAAACCTGAATTACCAACCGTTACTTTAGACGAAAACGGACTGTTTATAAATGATTTTAGGGTGCCTTATGTACTTGAGGAAGGGGTTAACGTAAAGAAATCTATGAACAACCTATATAAGGTCAGTTTGGACTTTTTCGCTAAAAGTATTATTGCAGATAATTACGAAGCAGATAACCCAGAGAATCAACAGTTATTTTAAAGGAGGAAAAGATATGATGAAAAATAGTTTGCAAGCTAAAGAACTTGCGGTAATTTTATCTGTTTCTAAATCCAAAGCAGGACAAATAATAAGAGAACTGAATAAAGAGCTTGAAGATGAAGGATACATTGCGATACGAGGCAGAATACCAGTCCAATTAGCTAGGAAAAAATTCCCTTATCACGACTTATCAGACCAGAGAATAATGGAGGAGTTGAAAAAAGAAAATGAGTAAAACTTATAAAAGCTACCTAGTAGCAGTGCTATGCTTCACAGTCTTAGCAATTGTACTTATGCCGTTTCTATACTTCACTACAGCGTGGTCAATTGCGGGATTCGCAAGTATTGCAACTTTCATATTCTATAAAGAATACTTTTATGAAGAATAAAAAAACTGCTACTTGCGCCAACAAGTTACCGTCAAAGATTTAATAAATTATATTCGATTTAATAATACAACAACGGAGGAATGAACATGAACTTAATCGAGCAAGTTAGAGAAAAGATGAAAAAAGACGGTCTAAGTGTAAACAAACTTAGTCGTTTAACCGGTCTTTCTGTCGGTTACATTAGCAAATTACTAAATGGAAAAAGAAGAATAACCGAAAGAGTGAAGGATATTTTTGAAGATTATGTATCTGGAAAATATGACGGCATAGAAATACCGAGACATGCAGATGACAAATTACAAAGAATATATCTTCAAGGTTATAACCAAGCTATTAGAGATATGAAAGAGTTTATCAATTTAAAAAAGACTGATACCCACGCCAATGAGTAACAGTGACAAACGATTAACAAAATTAATTCGTGTTCAATATAAAACGAAACAAGGAGGAAGTCAAGATGTATTACGAAATAGGCGAAATCATACGCAAAAATATTCATGTTAACGGATTCGATTTTAAAATATTCATTTTAAAAGGTCATATGGGCATATCAATACAAGTTAAAGATATGAACAACGTACCAATTAAACATGCTTATGTCGTAGATGAGAATGACTTAGATATGGCATCAGAATTATTCAACCAAGCAATAGATGAATGGATTGAAGAGAACACAGACGAACAGGACAAATTAATCAATTTAATCATGAGATGGTAG